ACCTCGCGCTCGTGATCCAGTCGCAGTTCCCACCGACCGACGCCGACGAGGCGGACTCCATCCCCGAGATGAGCACGTGGGAGCTCGAGAAGCGCATGGCAACCGTCCTGCCGCAGGGGTGGTCGCTCGGCCAGGCGAAGCCCGAGCAGCCGACCACGACCTATGCGATGACGAAGCGCGAGAATTTGACCGAAATCGCCAGGTGTTTGAACGTGCCATACAACGTCGCGGCCTGCGACTCGAGCTCCTACAACTACGCCTCCGGGCGCCTCGATCACCAGGTCTACAACAAGGCGATTCGCGTGGAGCGCGCGCGCATCGTGCGCCTGGTGCTGAACCCCCTCTTCCGCGAGTTCATCTCCGAGGCCTCGCTCATCGAGGGCCTGCTGCCGCAGGTGTTCCGGCGACGTGGTCCGCTGCCAAAGCACCGCTGGTTCTGGGATGGGTCCGAGCACGTCGATCCGGAGAAGGAAGCGAACGCGCAGGGCACGCGCCTCGAGAACAACACGACGACGCTCGCCGAGGAGTACAGCAGCCGCGGGCTCGACTGGGAAGAGCAGGTCCGCCAGCGCGCGAAAGAGGTGGCGCTGATGGACGAGCTCGGTCTCACGCCGGCGGCCGAACCCACACAACCCCAGCCGATGGTCGACGACGGAGAGCCGAATGGCGAAGAAGACTGAGCACCCGAAGACACTCTCGCTCATCTGCCCTGCGGGCCTCGTGCTCGCGGCCGATGGCGACGGGAAGAAGCTCCCGACGTTCTCGATGGTCGCCTACACCGGCGCGCCGATCCGCGTGTCCATGTGGTGGGACCCGGTCGTGATCGACCTCGGTGGAGTGTCCACTCCCACGCAGTCCGTTGCGATTCGCCGCAACCACGATCCGAGCAAAACCATCGGGCACTCGGACGCTGTGGCAATCCGAGATGGCCAGATCGTCGCAACCGGCGTGCTCTCGTTCGACACCGAGTCGGCGCGCGAGGTCGCGAGCTCGGCGAAGAACGGGTTCCCGTGGCAGGCGTCGGTGGGAATGGACGCCAACCAGGTCGAGTTCATTGCCGAGGGCAAGTCAACAGAAGTGAACGGCCGGATGGTCGACGGGCCGATCGACGTGATTCGAAAATCGACCCTTCGCGAGATCAGTTTCGTGGACTTGGGCGCCGACTCCGGCACGAACGTGTCGGTCGCAGCGTCCGCAAAGGAGACGGAAATGGCAGTCAAGCACGAGGACAAGGATTCGCCCGCCGTCGAGGCGAGCGAGCCGGCGACGAAGGGCGCAGCTGCCACCGTCACCGAGACGAAGCCGAAGGTTGAGGCGCTGGGACCAGTGCCTGATCCTGCGGCTCAGGATCTGATCGCGGCGATGCGCACGCAGAGCGCGGGCGAGATGCGCCGCCAGGCGGCGATCCAGAAACTCGCCGGCCGGGAACACGGCGAGCTCGCGGCCAAAGCCATCGAGGAGAACTGGTCCCTCGAGAGGGCTGAGCTCGAGATGCTTCGCGCCGCGCGTCCGACTGCGCCCGCCGTGCACGTTGGCGGCGGTGGGATCGACGCAGCGACGATCGAGGCCGCGGCCTGTATCGCTGGCGGCTTGCGGAACATCGAGAAGAAGTTCGAACCCAAGATCCTGGACGCTGCCCACAAGGCGTTCAAAGGGCGGATCGGGCTTCAGGACATCATCGCCATCGCCGCGCAGCAGGGCGGGTGGCAGGGCCGGTCGGTAAAGGGCGACATGCGCGGCGCACTCGAGGCCGCGTTCTCCACGCTCTCGCTCCCCGGGATCATGTCGAACACGGCGAACAAGTTCCTGCTCGAAGGATTCATGGCGGTCGAGCGGACCTATGCCAACATCTCGAGCACGAAGAACGTCTCCGACTTCAAGACGAACACGAGCTACCGCCTGAACGGCGGCTTCGAATACGAGGAGATCGCACCCGACGGTGAGTTCACGCACGGCACGGTGAGCGAGGACACGTTCGAGAACCGCGCGCGCACTTACGGGAAGATGTTCGCGATCACCAGGACGGACATCATCAACGACGACCTGGGCGCCCTGACGCAGATCCCGATGCGGCTCGGCCGCGGCGCGGCGCTCAAGTTGAACAAGGTCTTCTGGACCGCGTTCCTGGACAACGCGGCCTTCTTCAGCGTGGCGCATGCCAACCTGATCACGGGCGCCGGCGGCAATCTCTCGCTCCCCTCGCTCCAGACGGCGCTTGCTCTCTTCCGAAACCAGACGGATCCGGATGGAAACCCGGTGGCGATCGAGCCGCAGTGGCTGCTCGTGCCGCCGTCGCTCGAGGTGACCGCGTTCAACATCTTCAACTCGATCGAGTACCGCGACACGACGACGAGCGTCAAATTCGGCACCAGCAACGTGTTCGCCGGGCGCTTCCGGCCGATCGTGTCGACCTACCTGTCGAACTCGACGATCCCCGGCTTCTCGACGATCGCGTGGTATCTGCTCGCCGATCCATCGGCTCTCTCGACGATCGAGATCGCCTACCTGAATGGCGTGCAGGAACCGACGGTCGAGACCGCCGAGATGGACTTCAACGTCTTGGGTATTCAAATGCGCGGCTATCACGACTTTGGCGTCGCGAAGCAGGAGTACCGCGCTGGCGTGAAGAGCGAAGGCACGACCTAACGAAAGCGCGGGCGCAGCACGCGCCCGCAAGGAGATCAGACAATGGCAGACGCAACTTTCGTGCAGGACGGCTGCGCGATCAGCTACACGCCGGTGGCGGCCGTCGCAGCCGGTAAGATTATCGAGCTCGGAAACTTTCTCGGTGTTACCAAGGTACCGATCGCCGCGGGACAGCTCGGCGCAGTCGCACTCGAGGGAGTGTTCCAGCTTACCAAGGACGGTACCAGCGGACCGATCTTCGCGATTGGCGACCCGGTCTACTGGGACCCGGTCGCGCTGCTCGCGGTCGATACGGGCGGCATCTTCTTCGGTCTGGCGACCGAGGCCGCCGGCACCAACCAGGCGTTCGTCCGCGCCAAGCTGCGGCCGCCGGCGGACATCGACGCCAGCACCCAGAGCAGGCTCTGGGAAGACGTCGATCTGACGTCCGGCTCGAAGACCCTCGATGCCGAGGACATCGGGAAGGTGATGAACGTGACCGTCGGCAGCGCCACCAACGTGATCACGCTCCCGTCGACCGCGGTTGGTTTGGCGTTCACGATCCGGAACGGCACGACCGGCCAGCGCGTGGCGGTGTCGCCGGCGGCGGCTGATCGCTTCATCGGCGCGAACCTCACCGGCTTGGCGAACAAGGACAGGATCAACACTGCGGCGACCGCCGTTGCTGGCGATCTTCTCTCGATCGTCCACGGCGGCACGGTTACCTGGTCCATCATCGCCGAGGACGGGATCTGGGTTCAGGAGGCGTAAGGTCGAGCCGTGGCCACCACCAACATCCTCCGATCAGGTGCCGAGTACCTGCGGAGCTTCTTCCGGGATCGGGAGTCGCTCACCGTGACCTACAGTCGCGGCGCGACCTCGTTCTCGGTGTTGGCCACGATCGGAAAAACGCAGGCCGGTCCGGACCAGCGAACCGGCCTGCGCTTGAACATGATCGAGCCTCGCGACTTTATCATCTCGCGCGCCGATCTGGTCCTGGGGTTCGCGGATCCGGACTGGGTGCCGCTGCAAGGTGACGCGATCGTCGAGACCGACGGAGTGCTCACGCATACGTATGAGGTGACGGAGCCCGAAGGCAAGAAGAACGTCTGGGACTGGCACAGCCTCTACAAGACGGCCTTCCGCATTCACGCCGCACTGGTGGGCACCGCATGATCACCGCGATCATGGACTCTCGAGCACTGCGGAGATCCCTGCAGGAGGTGCGGCGCTCCGCCTACAAGGGCCTCCGGACGGAGTTCCGGGCGATCGGCCGCGACTTCAAGAAGGATTTCGTCAGCGCCCGCCTGTCGGGAAGACCCGGCATCAAAGGCCGCCGGTCCATGCTTCGGACCGCGACCAAGGGCAGCAGGCTCACGAACCTGCTGCTCAGGCTCAACTTCTTTCCGCGCTACATCGGCATTCACGAGAAGGGCGGCACGATCAAGGCGAAGAGCGCCTATTCCTCATTGCCAGGAGGTCCCTATCTCCGAGTGCCCGTCGGGATCTCCCGCACCGAGCGACGGCGAAAAGCCTCATTCGTCAACACCTTCATCGCGCGCGGCAAGGGCGGCCAGTTCACAATCTTCCAGCGCACCGGCGCCGGAAACATCCGTCCGCTCTTCGTGCTGAAGAAGCAAGTCGTCATCCCCGCGCGCCTCGACTTCTACGCGACTTGGCGCAAGGGACTTTCCGTCGTGCTCAAGCGCGTCCAGAACGCGCTGCACCTGACCATGACCCATGCCTTCGGGAAACGATGACGAATGGCCGACACGATATCCGAGCGCATCCTGCAGAACGTCGAAACGACGCTGCTCGGGATCACCACCGTCGGCGGCTACTCGGTCACGGTGGCGCAGGTCTACAGGAACACCGACACGACGCTGATGCAGACGACGTTTCCCTTCATCGATCTGGCCGAGCCGCAAGAGGACTCGCTCGAGGAGCCGATCGGGCTCACCACCAAGTTCATGCACCTCACGCTCACGCTCTTCATCAGCAACGACAGCGCACCGGCGAACAAGGTGATGAACAACTTCATCGGCGACGTGACCAAGGTCCTCCTGGTCGACCACACCCGCGGCGGGCTCGCTGTCGACACGACGTTCCGCGGCGAGCGGATCACCGTCGACGAGACGAACGAGCCGTTCCTGCAAACCTCGCTCACCGTCGACATTCACTACCGGCACAAGTACGGCGACCCGACGACTCTCTTCTGAGGTGATCAGGTGTGGCGATCCCCATCACCGAGTTCGAGCCTGTTGAACAACACGATTACGACCTACTGCAGTCGAGCGATGAGATCGGGCCCATTCAGCGCGCGCTCCGTCGGCCCGAGAGGATCCGGCGCTTTCGCCTCGTCTGGAAGCTCGCATCGCTCGCGGATCGCGACGCGGTGGCTGCGGAGTTCAACGCGGCCAAGGGGGGAGCGGGCACGTTCTCGTTTACACCCATCGACGAGCTCACGCCGGTCACCGTGCAGTTTGAAGAGGACTCGTTCCGATGGGACTGGGTATCGCCCAAGCGCGTGAGCATGGAAATCGCTCTGGTGCAGGAACTCTACTAGGACGGAGGACGTGACATGGGATTGCTTCTGACGCGCAAGCGAGAGGTCGGCGCCAAGATCGAAACGACCGAGGGGACGGTCAATCCGCCCACGGTCGCCGCCGAGTTCGCGCAGCTGATCTATGAGCCGACGGCGGCGCACGAAGTGCGCATGTTCGAGCGCGACCCAGCGCGCGTGACCCTCTCGACCTTGGACGAGATCCCGGGCATCCGATCGGGCAGCCTCCGCTTCCGGAGCGAGCTCCGCGGCTCGGGCGTGGCGACGACGGCGCCGAAGTGGGGCGTGCTCCTTCGCGGCTGCGGATTCCGCGAGGAAAAGCTCTCAGAGGTCACGGTCACGGCACCCAAGACCGGCATCTTCCTGCAGGGCGAATCGTTCACCACAACGGGCGGCGAGGCGGGCGTCATCCACCAAAACGCTGACATGGGCACTGCGACGACCCTTCGTTACGTGCTGACCACCTCCTCCATCGACCAGCCTGACCCGGGCGATACCATCACCGGGGTCACCTCAGGAGCGACGGCTACGGTCGGCGGCATCGCCGGTGCGCAGATCGGGTTCCGATATAGACCATGGAGCATCGACCCCCAGGTCGACGACGTCAACGGCAACTACTTCGGACCCGGCAGCCTCACGCTCGCCATCATGGAGGACGGCGTGCGGAAGCTCTTCAAAGGCTGTCGCGGCAACGTCAACTTCACCATGAACGTGGGCGAGCCCGGCTTCATGGAGTTCGAGTTTTCCGGCGTCGAGGCTGGCGTCTCGGACGTCGCATTCGTGACCGGCGTGGTCTTCGACGCGACGATCCCACCCAAGTTCATGGGAACGAACATCCTCACGCTCGCGCTCGATGCCGGTACCTCTCCGTTCAATCCGCTGATCACGTCCTTCTCGTTCAACCTGAACAGCGAGATCGCGCCGCGCGAGAACGCCAACGACGCGGCAGGAATCCTGTCCTTCAAGATCCCGAAGCGGAATCCCTCCGGAACGTTGGACCCCGAGATGAACCTAGTCGCCGACTACGACTGGTTTAACAAGTGGTTCAACGGCAT